GTCAGATTGTAGACCACACTCCTTAATATATTGGTCAATGTTAATTAGATTAACATGATCTTTAAAGTAAGCACGAGTGTCATCACCATATACTTCAACACGCATGTTATCAGCGTAGTTATCCCCGTAAATTTTATAACCAATTATACACCAATACATTAAGTTGACATAACAGTTTATCAGAGAACCAGCAGGATGTCCAGATGGTTGACTTCTATTTAGCTCGGCAACAATGCCAGGTGGTATAATAACATACTTAGTAACGACGGACATTATGAATGTAACAATCAAGTTGTCATGCAATTTAGAAGGAGTAATTCCGTTACAAAGCAAAGCAGCGCCAACTTCTAAAAAATGAGTATCAATGTTAGAATCATAAAATGACCAATCAGCTTCTAAGCAGTAGTCGTAATCAAGAGAATAGTTAGTAAGCTTATATGACTTTTTAGCATTAAACTCTCCACATAAATTAAATGAACTATCCCAAACAGTATAGCCCAGAACATAATTTAGTTTTTGTGACATCCACATCAGTAAATAGGTTATTGGAGATTCACAAGTTATAACAACACGAGTTCCAACTTCAACTTCCTTTTCACTGGATAGACTTAGCTTTATATCCTTTTCGCGTCCGAGAATCTTCCAAAGGTAAAGATTCTTAATCGGTTTATCCTTTAACTTAGTCCAAAGCTTATAAGCAACATTACGTGAAACAGCATCGCCATTACCCTTCTTGTTACCGAATATTTTTGCACTGTAGTGGCCCGGATAGCTGTCATGATTTATACGAACGTAATCAAAAATCTCACGTCCATGTGAAAAATCACAAACTGGTGCTTTAAACCATTTAAAATTGCTTTTTGCAATAATTTCTAGTATATCATTTCTGTTTAGAAACTGCTCAGTGGTATTATCCTTAAAATACTCACGTAGGTGTGAAGTACAAGTGTCATAACCAGCTGAGTAAACTACTCTAGGACTATTTATTGATGTAATTAAATCGTCTTTACAAGCAGTTGAAGTTTCGTCACAAATATAGTCAAGATTATCACAAATAAACTCTTTCACGTAGTTTCGAGCTTTAACTATACTAGAGCGAGACGCACCAACAAAGTCAGGTGTAAAACCAACAATTCTATTTGTTACATTAATGTGCAAATGTTTATAAAATTCTTC